TGTTTTCGCTTTCATCTCTTTACTAACTTGTGCTAGCAGTTTGTTAAGAAACTCTTCTAATTCAGTAGGTGGGTCAGCGTTAAACTTACCTTTTAACTGATTTAGCTTTAATTGTTGGTCCTCATATACAACTTCAGCTGTGTACCTTTGTTCTCCGTCTAACACTGAGTAAATAGCACATGTACCTGAATTAATACGGTCTGTATATGAATTTACACAGTGGTGAAGTTCAATAGCTTCTTTCGCTAGTCTTTCTTTGGTTTCAATCTTCTCAATGACATAATCACAGTCTGTAGTTAGAGTTGGATATACGGGATCAACTTGGATATCCTCCAAATCCCGTAGCAAGTAGCGTTTTCTTAACTTCTCATGCCACTCTACCATCTTAGCCCAACTCTTAATCTTCAACTTTATAGGCTCTCGTAGGACTTTAGCCATCCTCACACAATCGTAAGTAGCATTTACGTCTGGAGAGTGGCTATCTGGGTGTAGTGCTTTTCTGTATAAACTGAAAAAGCTGTAGTTACCAAAAGGGTCTTCCACTAGAATTTTCTGAATATCCTCTCTATTTATAAAAACCAAGATCTCCTCTTTTGTTAATTCCGCCTTCAGATTTAACATGGTTCTTATACTTACATTTGGAACGTAACTTTCACCAGTCTGATGTTCCCAAAACTGACGATAACTAGTGAACTTTCTAAACATAGGCCCAGTCATACGTTTAGACGGCTCAGTTGGCCGATGATAAAATAAATCAGTAGTGTCAACTGATCTAACCCACTCATTATTTGGTTGTAGGCTGTAAAGTAAGTTAGGAAGGTGCGTATTTACATGTTGATTTATAGAGTCAAATACCCGAGAAATAGGCACTCTAGGTATACTTTTAGGAGAAACGTAGCAACAGCGTTTACCTTCACGATATCGTGCGTAACCAGTTTTAGTAATAGTTAACTTAGAAATTGGCTCCTTTCTAATAACTATTACTAATTTTTTCTTAGAGTGTAGTGTAACTAACTGAATTCTTTTAGTACAAATTACGAATTCCCAACATTCAGGATACTCTGTAAATTTTACCATCTGCCAGTCAGCGTGTGGTAAAAGCTGCTTTATGAGGTCTGGTATATCGTGATAGTCGTCAAAGATATTAGGATTTTTATCAGTTAGATATTTTAAGCAGCGGTCCCATGTGATGCCCCAAGTGGCAGTTTTCTCTTCATATAAAATTCTCTCATTGTCTCCTTTATACGAGTCATACTGTATTTTGTCCTCATCTATACCAAAAAAGTAAAGATCTCTAATTTGGGCTACAGTATCTGCCAAGTACTCTTCGTGAAATGGGGTTAATGCTTTTACTTTTGTCATATTAAACCTGTCCTGAAGCTAGTAAACAGACTGCTAAGTAAACAAAGAATAAAATAACGAAAATAAAGATGATGCCCTTTAAACTTAGCTCTGTACCCATAATTAAAGTCTCTTTGTAATCATCCCATTGTTAGCATCATAAACACTGCAACTAACCACTACTCTATCCCCAAGAATCACCTTAATCTTGTGTTTACGTAGCGTACCTGCTAGTTTAACACTTAGGACATCTCCACGGTCCAACTGGACACTAAAGAAACCTCCAGCAAAAACATTAACAACCTCACCATTAAAAGGAATCAAATCAACTTTGGACATCTATGGCCTCTTTCTATGTTTGTAGTTCTATATTTATTATGCCAAGTAAAATGGCTAAATTTCATAAGCTCAAACAACTAAAAAACACTTACTAGTTACAATACTAAAAACTTTCACTCCAGACAGTGTTTTGTAAAGAACTCCTTAATCGTAGTGCTATCAAATGATTCTTCCGGTCCTCCTCTGGAAGACCTTCTAAAAACTCTAGCTGGGCCATCTATATAAAGAGATTTCTCACCTTGATATAGTGTTTTCCAAACACTGTCTTTATAAAAACGCCTTACATTGAGTTGTTCTAGTGCTAGGTTATCAAAACTGGCAACTTCAAAAGCATCGAACAGTTTGTACAGATTTCGATACCAGTTTTTATGTAACTCTGACTTGGTGTTTACTTTACCTGAGTTAAACCCAAAGTCCTTTTCACCTAGTACAAGTACCTTTTTGGCCTTTAGCTGTAAAACATCATCTACGTCATCAATTCCAGCTATCACATGTACAACTGTATTTGAGTGGTTTAAAATCTCAGGTGGAATTGGCTTTGCCCACTTTCTATAAGAGACACCAAAGCCATAAACTAACTCTAGGTTATCAATCCACCTGTCTCTGCCTAGATGTCCTTGATTAACAGTTACAGACGCAATAAAACCTAGTACTCTTAATCCTACTAGAAACTCAACCATTGGAGAGGTTAGTCTGTTAACCCCAACTGCTATTTCACTGCCTTTAGGTAGTTGAATAAGTATATTTAGAAGCTCGTTATAATCACACTCTAGCCCATCAACTCTAGCAGACTCATGACAAAATGAACAAGCAACACTAGCTTTAGCACCTGCCCCAAAAGAACACTCAGTACTGGTTCTTATGTCTACGTTATAAGGAAACTCTGGTTTACCGTTTACAACGGAAGTTTCTATGAGTCTTGTTCCTGTGGCCAGATCAATAGAAACTGTCATATCTCCGTTTTTATAACTACTCGTTGTCATTTCCAGTCTCAATAATAGAGCCAATTCCAAACACAAAATCTTTGAGAGACTGTTCTGTAAACTCTACCTCACCATCTAAACCATACTCAACAGATTGATGGTCTATGTATCCTTCTAGACTGGTGTAATGTTTTTCATCTGCTTTATCGTCCCAGATAATAGAGTCAGCTCCAGTTTGATCCTTGATAACCTTTTCTAGTAGCTCTAGCTTCTCTAATGCGCCATCTGTAAATTGACTACGAGCATCTTTGGTTTTGTCATACTTGTCATAAGGGCAGTTGGCACCGCCATTCTCCCAATCCCGAAGATAAAGGTAAAGATACCAAGCCTTTGATCTAGGATCATCATAAGTGTCCCAACTCCAACCAAAGCCAGGAGGATTGGCAAATCTTAACTCTCCATTTTTATTTGGAAAAAGAGTTGAGTAGTCTGGTTTGTTGGCTACCGTTAGTGAATGGGTCGATGATGAGTTTGTTTCAAAGACATTTTTACGAACCAGTGTTTCCATTTGTTCTCCTTTTAGTTAGCTTGTACAGGTAAAAACTACCGTAGCCAGTTAATAAACTCTAAACACAATATTCTGTTCTACTTCAGGATATGGGCCAATTCCAGTGTCTACTTCTATACCAAACACTACACGTTCAATCTGTAGTGTGGGGTACTTACTAAGAGCTATTGTTAGAGCATGTACGAGCGAATTTGCCCGTATGTTCTCCATTAGTAAGAGCTTCTTTAAATGTACAAGCTCAGGTGTATAATTCTCTTCTTCTATAACTTTACCTACCATTTTATTGCCCTTTTATGTGTCCTTACTTATATTATCCCCAATTTAAACTATAAATTTCACTACTAATAATAGGGAGTTTCCTCATGGTAGGTTGCTATTTTGTCAGGTCTAATAATGTCCATACGAGGTTGTAAGCACATAGAACCAATAAAATTGAGACAAGACGAATGTACCGTGTCATCTGGTTGATTAAGGTTATGCTGGTAAATTAACATTCTAGTCTTCTCATTGTAATTGGCAGTCACAGACTGGAAATCTGCAGCAAAGGGCTCAAATTCATCCCAGTTAGGAAACTTAACAACATTCCTTCTTTTAATAGCCCCGAAAAATGAAGATAGAACCTCAGATCTGTGGACAATGAATCTTCCTAAGTTTGGTTCCCACTTTAATATTTGTTTGGGATTTCCATACTGGAACTTCATAACTCTAGTCATGCCAAATTCCTTGCTTAGGATATCATTTGGCCACATACCTCCACCGTAGTCTACGCTGATCTGGTTAACTCGCCATTCTCTACAGGTTTTTATGATGTCGGTCATTTGAAAGTTCAAATCAGCTTCGCTGCCTTCATATTTCTTCATGTAAAAGTAAACAAAGAAATTTTCGATATAAGTAGCTAAAGTTAAAACAGTTAAACTTTTATCAGAACCGCCTGAATAGTCAATTCCAGCATAGATATAACGGCCATCGAAAATAATATCTTTTAACTTGGCTAAAGACTCAGGTTTCATACTGATTTGATCGTCACAGTTATCTATCAAGTCTTGCTTGGTAATTGGCTTGTCACCATGATCATAGCTTAAACCTAATACCTCGTTATAGAATCTCCCCTTTGAGTAACTTTGACGGTCAGCTAATATCTTTTTCCAGTCAGCCAAGCTAGAAATCAGCTGTGGTATATGGTATCCCTCGAATGGCATAGCCATTTTTTCTCGTACACTGGGATTTGTAGACACCCAATGTGCCATTGGATCTCTGGCATTTATAAGCTCACCACATAACTCACAGATAAGCCCTTTCAGACCTATGTTTCTGTCGTCAATGATAATGTTCCAGTGTATGTTCTTCTTTTGACCACCAACAAAAAAACTATGTCTGTGACATGGAATTGCCCACTCATTCTGAGTGGAAAAGTCTGACCACATCACTTCTATAGGGTTGTCTAGTGATTTAGGCGTTCCTGAATATAAAAAGCTTTTATGCTTTTCTCCAACAGCGAAAGTCGTCTGTTCAATAACAGGAATGTTGTCCATTATGATGTCCTGGACCTCATCTATCATGAGGCAGTTAACACCTGACAACCCTCTTATACGGTCTGCTGTTAGGAATGCGTAACGATAGTTTATTTTAGAAGTTGTTACAAAGCGCTTTTCTAGCGTGTTATCCGTTAGTTCAGGTGCCTCAAACTTTTGAAGAACAGCACTTTCACTTATAGGACCTTTAATTCTAGTGTTCATCCACTCTTTTGTCTGCATCTGAGATGGAGAAACATAAAGAACGTGGAAACCTAAGTTCAAACAACAAGATGTAATAGCGTTATTACCTAACCACGTAGATTTAGCTACCTGTCTTGCTGTTTTGGCAAGTATCTTTCTAAAAGGAGTATCATATATAGGAACCCAGTAATCGTGACCTTTAAAAGAGAAATTCTCAAACTTCTTTGTTTCTCTGTTCAGACTTCTAAAAGAGTGTTCTACCCATAAATGAGGTTTGATACGTAATAATGCTTTGTTTTCTTCTGCTTTGACAGCTGAAGCATACTTTTCTATTTCATACTCAGTTGGAATATCCAACTTTCTAGAGCCACTTTTCCTAGTTTTTTGTGCTCCTAGTAGAGTTTTCTCTAATCTAGTGATTGCCATAACTTAGCATTATATAACATATAGTTAAAGAAAACCAGGAAGTACTTTATACAAAAGTACTTCCTTTGAAGCTACTGAAACGTAACTTCTTCAGTCGTAACCACTGCAGTCTCCGTTGCAGGCTCTTGTTGCACGTTCTGTGCAACAAGAGTGAGCCCTACTCCAGCTGCCACTCCAGCTGCGAAAGTAATGGCATGGCGCTTAACGAAGCGCCCAGCTTGGTTAAGTGCCATACGAAAAGGACTGGTCTTTGCTTCTTCTTGAGTCATCTTCTTTTTCTCCACTATAAAAGGTTTGAAATATCACACTCTGCCTACAACTATATTATACCAAGATTTATATAAAACTTTCACATAGGCTCTCTTTCAATGCCCTCTACTGGTATATCTTTGGTTTTCAACAGTTTATGGGCTCCTAGTTTGCTTTTAATCTCTTTTAGCTCTAACTTTAGTTTACTCGGTTTTATTAAGTTTGGCATTGGTCTTTGACCTTGTAACTCCAAATATATAATCGTAGACTGTTTTATATTCTTGTAAGCCATATGAAGTAATTTTCTTAAAGACCACATTTCCTTTAATTTAGCAATGCCATAGCAGATATAAGCCATTTCTAGGAAAACTCTCCAACAGTCTTTGTTCTTTGTAAACTCGGCCAATTCAATAAAATGTTGGTCAGTTAACCTAACTAAAACTTCTCCCCAATATTGAATCGTCTTCGTTTTGATATCTATTTGTCTTCCTTTGGCCGCTAAATAAAGTGAATGCAGTTGTAGGATCTCTAGTTGCAAGGGCTCATAACGTAAATCTAATATCCTCTCAAGCATTTCTATCTTGTCTGACAAACGGTTAACTCTAGCTAAAAGTATTTCAAAGGATTTTGGAGAAAACTCTACAACAGGTTCTCGTTTGTCTCTTACTGATATAAGTTCATTTCGTTTGTAATAGTAGCCTTTACCTACAGCAATCGAGTGAAAGTAACCTTTTGCAACGTACTTTCTAAATTGTCTGACCGATATCTGTAAGAACTTGGCAGCTTCTATAGCAGACAAGTAATCTTGGTCTGTAGCTATAGATTCACTCTTTAACTGAACTCTTTTAGGTATTCTTGACATAGCTAAATTATAAGTAGATCTTACGAAATATCAAGTTCTAACAATATTTTCAAAATGGACATAAATTTATTCGTTATTTTAGCCAACTATCTTTATATAGTAGTACTAATGTCACTTCAAAAATTAGCAAGTTATTTTAAGGGAGCCTCATTTGACGGCTCTTTTAAAAATAACTTTGATGTTGAGTACTTTGCCAAAAAAGCTAGTGAGAGCTACTTAAAAAGTAACATCTCATTAAATGACTCAATTAGAAAAATAGCTTCTGACAATGGTTTTAACCAAGAACAGGTCAAACGTATATGTGAGACTGCAAATCACAATGTTAATCAAGAGTTGTTCGATAAACAGGCTGATAAAAATGTGTACTTTAAAGTTGCTGATTTCAATGAGATTCTAGACCAGCCAGTTAAAACTGCATCTCTCACTGTGTATTCTTTTAGTCCAAAAGAACTACAAAGTAAGACAGCTGAAAAGATAGCTAGTACTGTAGAAAAGACAGCATCAAGTAAAAATGAGACTTACATAGAAATCTCAGGTCTAGACCCACTAAATAACGTAAGAGCTTTAAAAGAGAAAGTCGCCTCTCTATTACAAGATGCAACTGACACTGTGATAATGAGCGAGTTTAGAATTAAAGAAGCTCAAACAAAACTCTATAAAGAGGCGCTTGTAGTACTAGAAACTGAACCTTACTATAAAGTTGCTCAAGCTATAGCAATGTCCACAGATAACCACTCTATACTAGAAGATTTGACTGAAAAGCTAATTGAAAATGGTAAGGTTACTGAAGAAGACATGTATACAATAGTGAAAACAGCTGGTGAACTTGATACAGGGCATATTCTAGTACAGACAACTATAAAGTTGGCTAGTTTAGAAAACACGTTAAAAACTGCTATGGAAAACCAAAAACTATTAACTGCACAACTTGTTACCATACAAAAAGAATTAAGATAGGATTTAGTTATGATTGACACATTTTTAAAACAAGCTGAAATAACATATCCAGAGTCTGCTACTAAAATGGCAGAGATAGCTAGCATTTTAGACAATGACTTTTTATATAAGTCTGACTTCGTAAAGTGGGCACAAGAGTTTTTAGAAGATGTAGACAGTAATTTAGAGAAGATTGCTATTGACTGGGCTGGAGCTGGTAAATCAGTAGGTAACACAGCTTTGAAAGGACTAGGTATAGCTGGAGCTGGAGCAGCTTCTATGGTTGGAGCTGCTGTAATAAGCGATATGTATGGAGCTGCTAGGCTAGCTTTAACAAAAAGCCATAACTTCAATAAGATGGTTGAAGCTGATCCTTCTCTACATGATTATCCAGCAGAAAAGGTAAAGGCTTACTTTACAACTCTACATGAGAAAGGCGGACCAGAGATTAGTGGTGATCCTTTAATGGCTTCTGCTTTCGTAAAAGCCCAGTTAGACTTTCACGGCAATAATATTATGGATCAAGTTGGCAAAATCGTAAGTATGCGTAGCAGTTTGTCTAAGATAAACACTTTACCAAAGTTAGATTTTAGTGCAATTTCTGGTGCTAAGTCTTTACTAAATAGCGGTTCTGGACAAGGAAGTTCTGGCAAACCTAGCTTTTCAGATTCACCAGAAACAGGCAATTATCATTCTCTAGAGCAGCAATTAGCCACAGGTAAGTAGTTATGGAAAAGTATTTTTCAGCGTTAGAGCCATTAACTTTACTGAATAAAGATGGCATCGAAAAAACTGCTGAAGAAAAAAAGTATGAAGTAGACAAGAAAATAATGGACTTTATTAAAACAATAAAGCCCAACAGGGATAAACATGTGTACACACATGTAATTGCTATGGGTGCAGGAGAATTCTGGGGACCTAATAGTAATCAAGACCACTTTCCAATTGATGACCTGTTTTCTGATAGTAGAGATTATGGTTTTAACACCTTCCTAAATGCTGGTGTCTTTCAAGGACACGTTAATAAAGACAAAAACATATCTCTAGGCCCAGTTTTGTTGAGCATAGCTAATCCAGTTATGAAACGTGTAGAGCTTATTATGCGAGTAGACAAAGATAAAGTCGATCGTTTTGGCAAAGATAAAATCTGGGACAGACTACAAGACGGTGAAAATGTGGGTGTAAGTATGGGAAGTAGAGTTCCATACGATGTTTGCAGCGTCTGTTACAATAAAGCTAAGACTAGACGTGAGTATTGTGACCATATGCTTAGTTATCCAGGTAAGGTTATGGAAAACGGTGTTAAGGTCTTTGTTTATAATCCTAGACCTAACTTCTTTGATATTAGCTTTGTTGGTAGACCGGCTGATAAATCCGCTCGTGTTCTAAATAGAATAGAAGAAAAAGAAGATAGAATTTGTTTGGGAAATATTTGTGTTGTTCCAAACAAAGACTCTTTTTCTGAACCTGAAAAACGGGAAGTTATAGAAGTCAGAACACGAGAAAAGACAGCTGAAGAAATTAAGCCAACAGTTAAAAAGAACAAGACAACAAAGGTAGTCAGGACAGTAAAATACCGAGATATCCCTGTACACATTGAAGTGATGTCAGGCGATTATAGAGTTGGGTACAATAAAGGAGGACAGTGGAAGAAAAAGATGTACGTCCACTATGGTTTTATCCCTAAGACTACTGCAGATGATGGTGAGGCTGTGGACGTTTATCTTAAACCTGAAGCTAATAAAAGTGCTGATGTTTATGTCATAAAGCAGATGAAAACTAGAGATGGCGTTAGAAGTTATGATGAAGATAAAATTATGATGGGATTTGACTCACAACATCATGCTAAGTCTGTGTATTTACAACATATGCCTGAAAAGTGTTTTGGCTCTATAGAAAAGCACACTTATCTAGACTTTTTAAACAGCTACTTACCCAAATATAAAGAGGAAGTTGTGAAACAAGCTTCTATAACTTTAAAGGAGGCTTTTTGTAAGTGTGGATCAGATTGTTGTACTCAGAGTAAGAAAGCTGAGAATAAAGAGGCTGACATTGTTAAACGAGTACCTGCTTTAATGCAGAAAATACCAACAGAACTTATTGAGAAAGTACGAAATAAAAAACTTTGCAATTAGACAAAAAAATACAAACAATTAAGGAACGAACATGACACAAGAACTTTTAGAGAAACTTTACAATAATCCAGATGAGCTTGAGAAGATGGCCCAAGAGCAACAAGCAGTTAATGATGCACTTGACTACCTTCATAAGTGTGCTGAGGAAGGTGGAATTGACATTTCTCAACTAAGCCCAGAACAGCAGCTAGAGCTTTACAATGCTTTAGTCAGTGAAATTCAAGGAGAAGGGCAGCCTGAAGTAGCAGAAGGTCAACCTGTTGCTCCTCCAGCAGCTCCCGCTGCAGTATCTCCTGAGCAACCTGCTATGCAAGCTCCAGCACCTGAAATGTCTATGACTCCAGAAATGCAGCAAAAGATTGCAGAAAATATGTATTTCAGTGAGATGTTTGGTAAAAATGCAGCTCACACTTACTGGCGTGAACTACAGACTTTATCAAAAGAGGCTGCTATTGATGCTGGCTCTATAGCTGCAATGGGCGGGCTAGGCTTAGCATCTGCGGGCGTACCAATTGCCTCTTATTTGATGGGTAAGTCAAGAGGGCATGAAATGGCAGCAAATAAGGAACAACTAGATAAACCCTCTAGATTAGGTGCGATGTTAGCTCCTACTATTGCTGTACCATATAGATATGGTAAGGAACACGCTTACTTAGATCACCAAGACAAGCAAGCTGCAGAACATTGTGATGAAGAGAAGGGTGAGAAGCATAAGGGTTCACCTACATTTGAGGCTATGGCAATGGCTAAGGCTAAGAAAATGAAGGAAGAACACTCAAAGACAGCTGCTTTTGAAACTCTTTTACAACACCGAGCGGAAGAGTTACTAGCTTCAGGACAGGTTTAATATGACTGCTGAAGATACACAAAATCTTCTAGTTGCAACTTTATCTAAGATTGCTGAGAAGAAGAAAGTTGAGGACAAGAAAGAAGTTATGAAGAGTAAAGACAAAAAGATGGATAGTAAGTGTGACTACGCTGAAAAGGTAGCTGAGACACTTGATTATCTACATTCTAATTTTGATTTAACATTTGGATCAAGTATTCAAAAGGCTATTAAGTTAGCCAGCGATAATCCTGTTCCTAATATGGTTCATCACGAAGCTAGTTCAGGGCCTGCTGGTCGCCCTATCAATGAAACCAGGGATTCTATGGCAGTTGGTGAGGAGCCTTCATCTAACAGTAAAGGATTAGGAACTACTGCTGGTGTACCTAATATGGTAGCTGGTACATTAGAAAAACGTCCAGGTGGTTCACCTGTTGACCCTTCTAATCCTCCACTTATGAATAAGTCTGCTTACAGTAAGGTTTTAGCTAAGTTAGCTCAAAATAAGACTGCTGGTATTGAAGTTCCTAATCAAGTTCGATTGATGGATGCCACTGAAAGTGGAAAAGGACAGTCTGGCTATGATTCTGGCAGTTCACACGGTAATGGTAACAGATCGCTAGTCAACACCTCAAATGAGCGAGCTATGTCTTATACCAAAGCTGACGCCAAGAAATCCTATATCAAGGAACAAGTAGGTCAGGTTTTTGATGAAGTTCATCCAGAAAAAGATAAAGCTCTAGACCGTGCTTTCTCTCATGGAGTAGAAACAGCTAAAATGGCCAGTGTAACTGGCAATATGGGTGCTGGCGGTTTAATTGGTGGTGGACTACGAGAAGGAGTCTCTACTTTAGCTACTAAAGGAAAGGCGCTAGTTAAAGACCCTAGAGTTGCTGTGCCAGGTTTAGCACTGTTAGGTGCTGGTGGAGTAGCTGCAGGTGCTAAAGCTATGTCTAAAGAGGCGATGGGTATTGAGTCTTTTAACCATGAGTCAAGTTTAGCTGACACCATCGACAGTATGAAGGACAGGACTAAGATTAAACAGGCTGGTCTTGCTGACGCTAAGAAGCTAGAAGCTATGGCTAAGAAAGAAGTTAAAGAGGAGAAGGCAGAAGAGAAGCTAGTACCTGGTATTCATGAGAAGATTGAAAAGGAAGCTTCTTTAGTAACTAAGGGCGCAATGTTATTGCGTAAGCTAGCAGAAGCTGTTCCAACTAATATGCCTCCACAAGCAGCTGCTGAATTACCTGCTCAGGGCGGTGTTCCACCTGAAGATGCTCAAGAGATGGGTGGACAAGAGGATCAGATTGAGAAGTTAAAGAAGTTACTTCTTTTGATGCAGATGGCTAAGAAACAAGAAGAACAACAAGTAATGCAAGGTCAAAGTGCAATGCCAGATGTAGCTTCTCCAGGTGGAGCTGCAGCAAATGAAATGGCAGCTGCTACTTCAGGCCCAGCACAAGGAATAATGTAAAATGATAAAGATAAGTTCAGAACAAGCTAAGACAGTACTTGCTGAAGCAAGTTCAGTTATTCGAGATTTAGTTTCTACCAATCAGGAGTTAGAGATTAAGCCCGCAAGTTTTATGAAAAAGGAACGATGTGAAAAGATAGCAAGAGATATGCAAGAAAAAGGTATTTATGTAGAGCTTGATTTTAATGAAAAAGTTGCACATCTACTTGAGAAGGACAATGAGAAGTTGGAAACCATTGAGGCTGCTGTAGTATTTCAACCAGAACTATCCAAAATAGCTTCTGTAGACAGCAAAACAAGCAATGAGTCTAATCCATTGTTAAAACTGGCACAATATTTCGCAGATAACTAATAAGGAAAGGTTAAGATAAAAATAACATGGCAACACCAAAATTTGAACCAATTACAGATATGACAATCCTTTATCCAAGGGATTACCCATTGTTTGATCCATCAGTACTAACTAGTAACTCTAACCCACTAATCGGTGGTGAGTGGTTACGTCAACGAATTGTTTCTAATGCAGTCCAGGTAGAACGTGGTACTGGCTTGGAAACTAATGAATTGTGTGGCCCTTGGTGGGGTGAGCAAGGACGTTATGACGTTCTAACCTCTAAGATGGTACCTATTCTATGGCTTTACGACTTTGAAGCTTACACCAGTGTTTGCAGCGTAACTGGTTTAACAACTTCTGGTCAGAAGTTATCAGTAAGTGACGTTACTGTTGATGGAATTGCAAATCGTCGTGGTCTAATTCTAACTCCAACTGGAGCTGGCACTTTATTTGTTGGCAACTACGTTTCTCCTGGTCGTAAGGCTGGTGAAATCCGTTTTGTTAGACGTGCTCCACGATATACAATCGCGTAATTAAAGGAAAATAATTAAAATGGAAAATTCAGCAGATATTCAAACAATTAACAATGGAATTATGAGTGGTCTTGATAGTTCCGGTGGTCGTGAAAAGGTAGCCAGTGGCTTAGGAACTTGGACTCGTGATCGTCTTCGTGAAGTTTGCGTTGTAGACAAGATTTTAACTCCACGAGACATTACTCCAGCTGATTGTCAGCGCTCACTAAACCACGATACTTTGATTCGTATTGAAGACATTGAACCACAAAGTCGTGCTATGCCTATCACTTATCGTGGTATGCCAACTGCTAACTTTATTCGTGCTCCACGTTATGCAATCTCCTTCTATATGATTGCTTCTGAAATGATTGAGAAGACTGAAGAAGAGTTGCTGGCCTATCGTGATATGCCTTTGACTCGAATTGTCGAAGACAATATTATCAAGGACATGCAGGAAATTAAGGATTGGACTACTCTACAACACTTTGAAAGTGCTGTTCAGGCTATGCAATATGATGCCTATGGCAATACCTTCACCGCAATGCGCGGCACTACCTATAACAACGCAGCTACTTTAAAGGTTTCAGTTTTCAAGGGTCGTAATGCAGTTTCTCGCGCAGTAGCTCTTGCAGCTGACGATTTCCAGAATCAACCTCTAATTAAGCCAGATTTAGTAACTCTACGTAAGGCTTTCTCTGATTTCAATCGTGGTAGTACTCCAACTGGAGGTCAGTCCCGCAGATTGCAACTAGACAAGATTTTGATTACCCAGACTGACTTTGAAGACCTAAACAACTTTACCCTACAGGATCTTGGTGATCGAGTCACTAGTGAAATTATTGAAAATGGTTGGAAGCATCCAACAGTTATGGGTATCAAGTTCATTGTTACATCTAAGACTGACATTTTCAAGCCAGGTAATATCTGGGGTTTCTGTAGTGAAGAGTTCCTTGGTAAATCTTACGTCCTACAAAAGGCTAAGTTTTATGTAGACAAGGTTATGAACGTCATCAAATGGGCATCTTGGATGCACGTTGGTGTTGGTCTTGGTAACGTGTCTGGCGTTATTAAGTTAGAGCTTTTCTCTGGTTCAGTTGTTCCAACACAAACTGACACTGGATTTGAAGTTGAAATGTCACTTGCTAAGGATCGTCTATTCAGTAAGAACAACAAGATTGATGAGTCACAAACTCCTGGCTATCCTTCTGCGTTGCTTGCTGGTACAATTCCTAGTCTATACTAGTAATTAAGTAGCTTTATTTTTGAGCCGGATTATTGACAAGATAGTCCGGCTTTTTTGTTACTTAAAAGGAGAAAACAAAATGACACCTGAAGTTTTAGACATAGAAACAGTAAGTACTTTAAAGGGATTATCACAACTAGGAACAGGAATCGGTATAACTGTGTTAATTTCTTACGTTTTAGTTAAGTACATACTACCTTTCTTTGAAAGATGCCTTAAAGAGATACTAAACACACACAAAGAGTCACTAGACACGATTGTTGCTAGCTACGACAAGTTTTTGTTGAAGGTATCAGATAATTTAGAAAAAAGTTTAACTGCACTTGCAACTGATATTAGAGATTTGCGTGCTGAGTTAAGAAATGATCTTAAAGATCGACAAAAAGGAGCTTAATCGTGAAGTTCCTATTCGCTCTCTTCTTACTTTTTGGATGTCAGCAAGACGAAATGACGTTCAGAACAGTAAGAAGGGTAAACTCAGTTAACCTTCCTCAAATAGAGTCTAAAGTTGTAAAAAGTACATCTAAAGAATGTAGTGCGCCTTGTAGCCCTCCAGCTTACTGTGACCATAATGATGGAGTTTGTAAAGGGATGAGTAACGGCTCAAATGTAAGCCCAAACTCTAGTTTAAGAGATTTGAAACTATTAAACGGCGATTTAAAACCAGAAAGTTCAGTAGTATTTGACCTGAGAACTGGAAGGATGTATAGATAAAGTATGAAAATTACAAACATTGCAAATGACAGGTTCAAGGGCGGTTATTTTTACTCATCTGAGAATTACCATCCTGAAACCTGTCATTTACCAGTTGAACCTTGGATAGCAGGTCAACATCTAAGGCTAGACTCTGAAATTGTCGTTTCTGATGATTATTATTTTACAGATAAAGATAATCTAGAAGACTACAAGAGACACAAGATTATCGACTTTATAACTCCAATTTATAAGGAGAAAGTTGTTGTAGAACCTCTTACTATCCAACCTAAGCCAGTAGAAAAGGTACTTTCACTAGACATTGATTTTAGTGAGTCTACAGAAGGTAAAAACGATATCCACTTTATAGTGGAAGATATTGTAGAAGAAGCTAGTAAAGAAGATGTAGAGCAAGAACCTATAGAAGATACAGTAGAAATTGCTCCTCTAGAAGTAGAGACAGAAGTAACAACAAATATTGTGCCTGAAGCTGTTAAAGAGCCCGAAGTTATAAAGGAAGTTAAGATAGAGCCAAAATTGATAGCTAGACCTCCTATTAAAAGCCCTATTAAGAAAGGAAAAAGATGAAACTAACCAACATTACAGACCATCCTAGTAAAATCTCCCAAATTGTAAGAGTACAAGGTGGAGAAGCTAAGCCAGGACAGACAATTGAAGTTCCTTATGATAAAAAGCTAGAAAGCATGTCTGACCTTGTAGCTTTTGAAGGTAAGCTTCCTTTGTGGTACACACAATGGAAAGAGGACAAGCAAGTAAAAACAGAGGATTTAATTGCTAGGTTCAGTGATATAGTAGTTGTGCCAGTAAAAGAAACACCTATCAATAAAAAGAAATAGCTTATGATTTACGTATGGATGTAAATCAAAATTTAGTTCCGTATTCACAAAGAACAATCTCACTAACAAATTTATGCTCTCGTGTAAGACGATTTATGCGAGATGCACCTCAATTAAACAGACTTATAAAGGGAGTTGAGTCTTCTGACGAAGACATATTTCTTGCTATGGACTTATGTTTTAGTGACTTTGACAACACTCCACCTTTTATTGGTAGGTCTGACTTTCAAAATCCACCACCATTCCATATACTAATCAAGGGCATTGTTATACAGCTGTTAGAATCTAAGGGACTCTTAGAAAGCCGTAACTCCTTATCTTTTAACGATGGTGGCATTTCTATTGCAGCGGACAAAGATCAAAGAACACAAAATTGGTTATCTTTGTTTACCAATCAATATGAGACAAACAAAACCAAGTTTAAGATAGCTAAGAACATCGAAATGGCTTGGGGCGTCTCTTTATCGTCTGAGTACACGCTAATAAACAATAGTGGACTTTACACTGGTATATACTAGTGATTAAGGCTGTCAAAGAAAATTCTTCAGTTAATAGCTAAAATAAGGAAAATAAAGACATGACGATTCTTAAAGGACGTGGTTTCCCCACTTACGACCTATTATTAAAATTTTTCAATGACCCAACTGTAGATGGAGGTTTAAACGCTGACTTCGCTAAATTGCCATCCCAAGTATTAAATCCTCAGTATGTAGAAGGACTTTGGTATTTGTTCTACACTGGAAGTGATAGTGCAGGCCCATAATGAACCAAGATAAACTAGAATTTTACTACCAAAGTAAAAACATACACTCTATACAAGAGAAAACGGCAAGTGATAAGCAGCAAGAACTAGAGGAAAAGATAGCTGGCAATATGAGGGCTGTACTTTCTAATTTTGCTGCTAAGCATCCTAAAGCTACTGAAAGTGCTATTACAGGTGGCATTTTAGGTGCTGGTTCTGAATTAGTAATGCCAGCCAATAGAGATCATATGGAGTTCCATCTACTAATTTAGGTGAGATTGGTAAAAGAGCTTTACTAGGTGCAACTTTAGGAGGTATTGGTGGCGAGCTTAAAACACAAGTAAGATCACACGTTATCCCAAAGATAGCTCAGGAAGACTTTGATAAAATCGCTGGTAAACTTGATGCTTTAAAGACTTTTGGTCAAAATCACAAAAACAAAATTGTAGGCGGTTTAAGCCACGCTGCACTTGGAGGCTCACTTACTGCTTCTGTTGATCATGATAATAGAAAGCTTACTAAAAAACAAAAGAAGAACAGAATTATTCTGGGAACAGCTATTGGAGGTTTAGGTGGCGTTGCAATGGGTCACTTTCCTGATAGCTTAAAATCCTATGCAAATAAAGCAAAAGTAAATAGAGTAAATGCCACAAAACGAACAAACATTGACTCTGTGTTAAAAGATAGCCCAGTGTTACCAAAAGACATACGTATGCCAAGTGATGTTAAAAAAGTGCCTTCTCGAGTAGTTAAGCCTTTACAATTACCAGCTAACGCAAGCTCTGGCGCACCTAAAAAGAAGAGTCTATTTGGTAAGCTGTTTTCTAAGGAAGCTGGGTTAATTGATAGTGGGAGAGCACTTTTATCAGGTAAGACAGGTAGATCTGCAGTTGGTAGCGCATTATCTAGAGGTGCTGCCGCATTAGCTCCATCCTCTCTTCTACAAGGAGCTGGGTCACTTATGGCTAAGTCCCCTAGAGTTGGTGGAGCTGTCATTGGTGGGGCAGCTGGGTTAGCTGGCAACGCATTATCTGGTGAGGATCATGCGTTAGGTTCTACTCTTGCAGGAGCTGCTATGGGAGGTTTAGCTGGTAAAAAGTTACTAGCCAACAATGCTACTAGGAACCCTTTATTTGGTAAGTCTTTTGGTACTGGCGTTAGAAATGAGTTAAAAGCTGGTATTAATGCAAAACAAAATTTAGCTAACTCTCTTAAAGTACCAACAAAAGTTAACATGTCAGCCACTGAACAAGCAGCAGCTAGTTTAAAAGCTCCTACACCTATGAGTCCTCAGATGGCACCAAGGAATGCGCCTATTAATACTAATAAAGTAGAGCCTTATGCTGTGAACACTAAAGGTCCAGTTGCGAAATTACCAACTCAACAATCAGAGCAACTTATTAATGAGAGAGCAAAAAGTAATATGAACCAACAAGTTTCTCAAGCTTACAAACCAACTAGAAGTTCTGTACCTATGCCTAGTAATGTGGCTATGGGTAGCAGACCACAGCATGTTATGAATTTACGAAGCTAAATGATAAAACTAACTAAATTCTACGCTAGGTCTTTTGATTTAGACGCACTCACTATTTTCTGGGAAATAGAAGATATTTCCCTTACAGACGATATTTATGCGTATGAGTTTACGTTATGTAAGTCAGAGTCAGCAACTGGGCCGTTTGATGTTGTTTACGGCCCTTTTCAAAACATTTTTACTTTCAGAGATTCTATACATCCTGAGAATCATAAAAACCGCACTATATACTATGTTTTACAGGTAAAAGATAAAAGGACACTAGAAGTTGAAGAATGGGGTCCTACAGCTCAATTACCTGAGCCAAACTTAGAAGCATTGGAAATGATAAGACAGGAAGATGTCCTTTTCAGGGGCTACGTTGGAAGAAAGTGGTATTTATTTCCTAGAAAGACATTTGGAGCTAGATGTGTTTGTTACAACGTGTCTTTACAGAGGCAGGAGCTAGGTAATTGTGCCACTTGTTTTGCAACAGGTTATTTAGGTGGTTTTAATAATCCGATTATGTTTTACGGACAAAAAGATCCTAATGGTCGCCAATTACAGTTGGGAGTATCAATAAATCAGACTCCAAATGTAGCAATGTTAAGAACCATCTCTTATCCACCAATAGGACCTGGTGATATTATGGTTGATTCTGAAAATCATAGATGGGTCGCTATTTCAGTTGATGTTACGCAAAGACTAGGCTACGACATACATCAGAACATTACCATCAAGGAATTGCTACGCGGAAGCGTAGAATACCTACTTCCAGTACTCGATAGTATTAAAAACATAGAGGGGATTTCTGATAGAAGGAACTTCACAAATCCCCAGTCTCTAAATGGATTAGAGGAAAAACCTTACTATGTCAATGGCCCAGACGGCATTATGTACTAA